GACGGCAATCACATCTTCGATCTGCCGACTGAGCGCGCCTTCATCGTCTTTGAGGGCTACATGAACAGCTACCCGTTTGAGTTCGCAGGCAACACCGTTGTGACCTCCAACGTGGGCGTTCAGGTGTCTGGTGAGATCGACATCGTTCCCGCTGTCGCATCCACCTAAACCGGTTTAGCCACGGCTAGAGTCGCGCACTCGAAAGCACGTTCCCTGGCGTGTTGCCGTGGCTTCCTTTTTCCAGGGTTTTATTCCACCCGGCCACAGTGCCGGGTTTCTTTTTCAGGGGAAAGACTATGACCACCGCAAAGAAAACTACCGCACGTAAGACCACCGCAAAGAAGGCCGCACCTGTAAAGATCGAGGCCGGCCAGGCGCTTGATCTGGTCAAGCTGAATCAGATCGGCGGCCTCGTAACCGGCAAGGCCACGCCCCGGCCGGTGAGGTGGACCACCGTAGATGATGACGGCAACGAAGTCACCTACGAGTTCACGGTGGGCGTCGTGAAGATGGGCCTTGCCGCAAACGAGCGCTTGTGGGGAATGCCGGAAGGCGAGTCCCGCATGGCGATGATCATCCATGAGGCCATCCGACTGGGCGAGGATTTCAAGCAGCGCATCACCTACGAGGATGCGTGTCGCCTGAATTTGGGCCTGTTCAATGCGCTGTTTGCGGAGTCGACAAAGCTCAATCCCAAGCCCGCCGAAGTCGCAGAAGGTGACCAGGGAAAGGAATAAGCCCCAAGGATGAGTTCTGGTGTGAGATCGTGCTGGCTGGCGTTGCTGGCCGCACGATCGAGGAAGCCCGCGAGCACATGCCTGTCGAAGAAATACCGATCTGGCAGGCATACATCGCAAAGAACGGTCCCTTGGCAATCCAGCGCAGGCTTGAATACACCGCCGCGCAAATCGCGATGATTCTGGCCAACCAGAATCGGGATCCAAAGTCTCAGCCGCTTGAGTTCGAGCGCTTCCTGTTGTGGCAGAAGAGCGATCTTCCCGACCTCGACGAGGGCGACGACCTGAGCAAGGTGGCGCGTGAATTGAAGCGCATCGCGAAGCCGTCGCAAGAAGGTGAGCCGCGCAGGCGTAGGTGGAAGCGTCGGAGTGGCGTATAGTTTTCCGTGTCAAATTGATACGGGGAGAGTCCATGTCATCCGAAAAATCGTATAGCAAGGGCGAGTGGGTGCTCGCTGGGGTGCTATTGGTTCTTGCCGCGATTGGTTATTTTTGGTGGGAGTCCGGCTCGGATGAAAGAGCCCAGCAGGCCGAAATCAACAGAGCAAAGAATGAGAGGGATTGGGCGAAATTCGGCGGATTGAGAAAGTGTAGGAAGGCAATTTCATCATTGGCCGCCTACGGCAAGGAGGTGGACCCTGGGTCGACAGGTGGCGTTATCGAGGACGGAGTGGTGTTCTTTGTCTGGCCGCGCGGGTCATTCCATTTCCAGAATGCGTTTGGCGCAGATGTCCCGCAATCAGCAGTGTGTGAGGTGGACGAGGAGACGGGAGACGTTATCCGCCTGACGGTCTCTGGAAAGGTTGTATTCCAAAGATAAGGCAATGGCCGCCGTCGGGCGGTTTCTTTTTTTGAGCCCTGCCATCGTGCAGGGCTTTTTTATGGGCAGAAGATATGTCGCGTAGCTTGGGCGTTTTGACGCTGGACCTGATCGCGAAGACCGGCGGGTTCGAGCAAGGCATGGACCGTGCCAGCCGCCGCGTGCGTCAGACAGCGAATGAGATGGAGGCAGCCAAACGAGCCGCTGACCGTCTTGTTGCGGGCATCGCCGCCGCTGCTGCTGGGTTTGCGACTGCGGCTACTGCGATGGCGGTGAGCTCGGCAAGGTCGATAGATGCCACCGCAAAGATGGCGCAGCAGATCGGCACCACTACCGAAGTCCTTACGGGAATGCGCTTCGCTGCCCAGCAGTTCGCGAACATATCTGACCAACAGTTCGATATGTCCATGCGTCGTATGACTCGACGTATCGCTGAAGCTGCCGAAGGCAGTGGTGCGGCGAAGGGTGCGCTTGATGCAATGGGGTTAAGCGCTCGTGAGCTTGCTCGACTATCACCTGAAAAGCAAATGCTCGCCATTGCAGATGCAATGCACCGCACCGAGCGTCAAGCCGATCGCTTACGCTACACAATGGCTATCTTCGATACCGAAGGTATGGCCCTTGTCCCGGCGCTACAACAAGGCGCTGAGGCATTCGAGCAGAACATTGAGCTTGCCCGTCGTTTTGGTGTTGTTGTGTCAACTGAGGCGGCGCAGGCTGCAGAGCAGTTCACAACGAATATGGGCCTGCTATCCAAGGCGCAGGAAGGGTTTAGGAATCAACTAGCGGAAGCGGTGCTGCCGATTCTGGCTGATTTTTCGGGACATCTTGTCGAGATAGCGCAGCGTATCGGCCCGATGGGGGAAACCATCGAGAAAGCGCTCAAGGCCGCTGGCGTAGCCGCTGCCGCCACGGCTGCGATCTTTGTATCCAGATTGATAGGCTCGATAACTGCCAGCGCGATGGCCTGGACTGCCGCGACCGCAGAGGCCGCCAGGTATCAGATGACGCTGGCCAGGATGGCCGCCTCTGCGGCCGGGGCTAGCACTGCCGTAACCGCCATGACTGGGGCCGCTGCTGGCGGCATGGCCGTGATGGGCAGGGTGGCACAGGTGGCTCTGGGCGTTCTGGGTGGCCCTGCCGGCCTGTTGGTGACAGCGGGCCTGACCGCCGCCGCGTTTCTCACTATGGGGCGCGACGCCAGAACCGCAGCAACTGACGTTGACGCTCTTACCGAATCCCTCGACACGTACAACCGCCGCCAGCTCGAAAGCGCTGCATTCAATCTTGAGAACGAGCTTGTCGAGCTAAGTAAGCAGGCGGAAGGCCACGGGCAGATTCTGCGCGGTCTTATCAATGACTATGACGGCCTCACTGCGCGCTATGGAGAGAACTACGAGGGGTTGAGAAATGTCCGCCAAGCCATCCGCGATGAAGAGGAGGCGCTAGAAGCGGTCATATCTACCATCGCAAAGAAAAGCCCACTGCTTGCCGAGATTACTCAGCGGCTGTGGGATATGGATGCCGCCTCACGCGGCGCAGCTGGCGGTGTAGAGACTCTCAACGAAGCCATGACCAACGAGGCTGGCAAAACCTACCTCGAACGCCTCGCCGATCAGGCCATTACTGCTGGCCTGAAGACGCAGCGCGAACAGCTTGAGGCCCTGGTTGCGGCTGGCAAGCTCGTATATACGCCAGAGGACCTAGAGAAAGCTCGTAAGCACGCCGATCACATCGACCGGATGCGCGCCGCCTACAAGGGCGCTGGCTCTGCGGCCAAGGAATTCGAAAGCTCAGTCAAGTCGCTGCTCGACACCTACTTGCCCCAAGAAAAGGCCCTCTCCGACCTCCACAAGAATCTGGCGCTGCTCGACAAGGCCCAGAAAGCCGGAATCGTCACGGGTCAGAATTACGTAAAGGCCCTGGAATCCATCAACAAGGCCTACGCCAAACAAGTCAACGATCTACTGCCTGAGTCGATCAAAAAGGCCCAGGAGCAGGTCAAAGCCGCCAAGGAGCAGCAGAAGCAACTGCAACTGCAGGTACGCACCTTCGGCCTGGCCGAGTCCGCCATCCTGGCCCTGGCCGCGGCTGATACTGCCGCCGCTATCGCGAAGCTGGAAGCCACGAGGGCATCCGAGATTGCCGACGGCGCAACGGTTGAGCGCGTCAAGAATATCGATGCAGAGATTCAGGCGCTGCGCGAACTGCGTGACCTGCAGCTTGGTAGCGCTGGTCTGCAGAGCCAGATCGAATGGAAAGAAGCCCAGAAGCAACAATGGGAAGAGTGGGCACGTGATGTAGAGCAGATATTCGACCGCGTAGGGCAGAGCCTCACAGACGCCATCTTCGACGGCGGCAAGAGCGGCAAGGATCTGCTGCGCGATATGTTCAAGGGCCTGACGTTCAACATCTTGATCAACCCGGTGATGAAGTCGCTGCAGGGCATGGTCACGCAGCAACTCGGCGGCCTCTTCGGCCTGCAGGGCCCGCAGCAAAGCGGGGCGGGTGGCCTGCTTCAAAATGCCAGCAGCCTCAACTCCATATTCGGCGCCGGCTACCAGGCTCTGACCGGTGCGTCGGTGGGTGCTTCTCCCGCGTCGCTGGCCTATGCCAATACTGTCGGAGCGTTTGGCGGCGACTCCATCGGGGCATTGATCTCCGCAAACGGCGGGTGGGAAGGGGCGCTGTCGGGCTTGAGCACTGCGACGAACGCTGCCTTTGTGACGGGCGCGATCACCGCTGCTCCGACTGTTGCCGCGACGCTCAGCGCACCGCTTGCCAGCAGCATGGCGACGACAACGTTCTCGGCGTCGTTGAGCGGTGGGGCTGCAGCGGGTGCCGCAGGTGGTGCAGCAGCCGGTGGGGCTGGAGGGCTTGTATCGGGCCTTGCTTCAGCCGCTCCGTGGATTGCTGGCGGCCTTGCTGTTGCGTCGGCCTTTGGGCTGTTCGATGACCGTCTTCCGACCACGCGCCGGTCTCAGATGGGCGCATCCCACATGCTGCCAGATGGCACGTTTGAAGTCACCCACTGGGATGACCGGCAAGACATGGCAACCCAGGAGGCCGCACGCAGCTTTGCAGAGCAGGCCGTAAAGTCTGCGAACGAACTGTTCGAAAAAGCGGGCGTCGATGCTGCGATCTGGGGCTTTCAGACGCTCATGGAGTCGTCGATTCTGGGCGACAAACAGGGCGTGGGCTCCAGCGGTCAGGTGCGTGTAGGCGACGTCATCCGTGACATTGGTCTGACGGTTGAATCCAGTTGGACGCGGCACGGCGTCGGCGGCTGGTCTGAAGCAGAGATGCTGCCCAGGTTGCAGGCCGACATTCAGCTGACGATTCTGGAAGCATTTCAGGCGGCCGGCGACGCGCTGCCCAGCGTGTTGTCCGGCATGCTTGAGGGCGTCGATATCCGCTCTCTCGGTGCAGAGCAGGCCCTGGCGCTTTCTCAGCAGTTTCAGCTGGTGATCGAGCAAGTCGGCGCGTTTCAGCTTGCCGTCGAATCTCTGCCGTTCGCGACTCTGCGTGATCTGTCGTTCGACGCTGCCGCAAATCTCATCAGCTTCGCGGGTGGGCTGGAAGCGCTGGACGCGGGCATGAGCACGTACTTCCAGAACTTTTACTCGGAAGCTGAGCAGCTGGACTGGCTGTCGCAGCAGCTGAGCACTGCGTTTGAAGGCATCGGACAAGTGATGCCCGATGTGACGCAAGGCGCGGATGCAGCAAAGGCCGCATACCGGGAGCTTGTTGAATCGCTGGATGTGACAACTGAGGAAGGGCAGCGGGCATACGCCACCCTGATGACCCTCTCGGGCGGTTTTGCAGAGCTTGTCACCGGCCTGGAGGGGCTGAACGACTCTGTCGGGGCACTACGTGAGCGTGAGGGGCTGGAGCGCCAATGGCTGGCATTGATTGGCGACGAAACAGAGCTGCGCCGTCGTGACCTTGAGCTGCTGGATCCGTCGAATCGCGCATTGCAAGAAATGATCTGGCTACGACAGGACGAAATGAAGGCTGCGGACGAAGCAGCCCGCGTCATTGCAGAGGCCCAGGAGGCGGCCCGCGCTGTCGAGCAGGAACGCTACGGCCTGGAAACACAGCTTCTGCAACTGCAGGGCGACACCGTGGCGCTCAGAGCGCGTGAGCTTGATGCACTCAGCCCGCTCAATCGCGGCCTGCAGCAGCAAATCTGGACGCTACAGGATGCGGCGGCAGCGCAGCAGGCGTACGAGCGCTCCATCCAGTCAGTGACCGGCAGCCTTGCCGGCATCCGCGAGACCGTGCTGCTGGACCAGTTGGGGTCGGACGACGCGCGCTACGGCTACTTCAAGCAACAAGCCGATGGATTGGCCAGGCTGCTGCCGCAATTGACCGATGAGAGCGCAATCACGCAGACGATCAGCCAGATTGCATCGATCACCGGGCGCGCCTACGGACTCTTGGACGACGAGCAAAAACAGTCCATGGGCGACGAGTTCCTGGACTACATCGATCGCACGGAAACCATTGCAACGCGCCAGATTCAGGCCATCCAGGAGGGCCAGCGGCAGGCTGCGAAGGAGCAGGCTGAGGCCATGGCAAAAGCGGTGGCACATGAGGTCGGACGAATTGCAAACGCCATCATCAAGAGCGTGGAGGGTATGCCAGCGTCTACCGCAAATGCCATCCGCAACGCCGTCGCTCAGAACACTGGCCAGCGCACGACGCAGTACCGGGAGGTCGAGTTTGCAGAGGTGAACGCATGAAACCGATCAGCCCAGAAGCCGCTGGCGCGCTTGCCGGTCCGGTCATCGAGCCATGCTTTCTGATCGAGATCGAGCTGGATGAAGTGATGCATCTGTCCACCCGGCAGCGCTTCGAATACGGCGGCGTGACGTATGAGCCCGGCAAAGTGCAGGGGCTGCAGGTCTCGCAATCTGAGGCGCAGTTCGGCCTGATCAACGAGCAATACCAGCACACGACCCCGGCCCTCACAGGCGCCTACCAGCGGGCACCGGTGAAGGTCTGGTGGACGCAAGGAGAAGAGCCCGCGCAGCTGATTGTCGATGACGGGTACTTCGCGGAAGGCTACTACGACTCGGAGTCGAGAGAGCCGCCGACGCTGCTGTTTCAAGGGAACCTGTCGCACTTCACCCAAATTACCAGCATCTTGGGAGTGGTGGCGAGCCGCTCTGCAGCACGGCATTACCCGGCGAAACGCGTGTTGCCGCCCATTGCAAACTACGTGCGGCCGGAGGGCACGGTTTTTCAGTTTGGTAGCTTCACATTTAGGCTGGAACCAAGGGATTGAACGATGGAAGACTATCCAGATTTTGGCGTATTCGTAGAGGGTTATGACCCCGCGAGATCAGACGGTGCCGAGGTTCTGCGCGCTGAGGATGGCACGGTGTGGGTCTACCGGGCGTACGATCAGGAGCAGCTGACGTTTACCATTCGCCACCCGGCAATGCTCTGGGAAGACGAGGAGACGCTGCGCCAGTTCTACGCCGACTACAAAAACGACGTCGTGCGTTTTTACGACCCACGCAGCAAGCAACACTACGCGGTGCTGATGCTGGGCCCACCACGCCTTGCAGGCATGCGTAGCGGCATCCACGCGGACATTGAAATGGTGCTGGCAGGGGTGGCGGCATGAGATTCCCGTCTCCCGTATTACCGGATTGGCGGCCGCGCTCAGAGCTATCCCGGCCATCGGCCGAGGCCATCAATCGCGTAGTCAACCGCAGGGCGACGCTGACCTACGCTGGGCCCAATGCGGTCATCCCAATCGTGTACGGAGAGCAGCTTGTCGCAGGGCCAGTGATTGCGGGTCCGGTCGTATCTGGCTCTACGCTGATCTATGCGGTTGCGCTGTGCTGGGCCGGGCCAGATGGCATCGAGCGCATCGAGGACGTGCGCCTGGGCGAGACCATCACCACACTGGGGGCGATTTCTAACCCGGACTCCGGGCGAACTGGCAGCGTGGGCGGCGTACAGGTGCAGGTGTACGACGGTAGGCAGACGGTTGTCAACAGCCAGCTCTCCAGCGCTATCAGCGGTTTCTCCGACACGTTTGAGGGTATCTCCTACGCGCGGGTGTCGTTTTCAAGCAGTGCTGGCTTCACGAACCTTCCCGAAATTTCCTTCCGGGTGAAGGGCCGCAAGTGCTTCGACCCGCGCACCAGCACGACGGCGTGGACAGAAAACCCCGCTTTGCACATGCATGATTTCGTGACAAACACCGATTTCGGCATGGGTGTTGGGATGATCGGGGCTGAGGCAGCAGCGGATTTGGCCGACAGCCTGTACTCTGGTATCGCTCGGGCGCAGACAGGGCTGGCTATACAAGACCCGATGACGGAAGAAGATGCGCTTGCCCTGTTTGCTGAGTATGCAGAGGTGTTTTGGCAGTACGACGGGCGCGATGTGACAGTCATCCCCGATGCGCCAGTAGATACCATCCACGACATCAGTGCGAGCACTATTCGCGAGGGCAGCATCAGCCTATCCACGGTGGGGCTTGAGCAACTGCCCACGCAGGTGCGCATCCAGTTTTCCGACCGCACGACACCGGAGTGGCCAAGCCGCCCAGCGGTTGCGGAGATACCCGAGCACACGGTACATGGCATGCCAGTGGCCCCGTCATCCGTGGAGTTGCCGGGCGTATTTAACCGCCTGGAAGCTGAGCGACGGGCCTATCAGCGATTGATGCGGCTGCAGGCTCCGGGTAGGGTTCAGTGGCAGATGTTTGGCCCCGGCATGCCGTATCAAGCCGGTGACGTGGTGCGGATGCCAAACAAACGCGGGCTCAAGTCCGTGGCGGTCAGGCTCACAGCGCAGCCGGAAATGGTTGCGCCGCTGATCTATCAGATGGCGGGGGAAATTTATCGTGAAAACGTCTATCCGGTCGGCGCACCTGGGGTGGCCGTGCCCACGGGTGCAATCCTGATCCTGCGCGGCTCTGGGCCGGTGCCTGATGGTTGGTCGTTGCTGAGTATCAGCGACAGGTTGATACGCGAGGGCGCACCGGGCAATGCAGGCTCCAATCAGACCCTGTCAGCAACCTTCATAACAAACTATGCCGGGCAGCATACGGGCACGAGAGACATGTCTCCCAGAGGGGCGGTTCCGTTCCTCTTTCAGGACGGACAAGCGCCGAACCTGTATGGCCCATACGTCTACATCAATTCGAACCCCTCAGCGCCAGTTGCGGCAGGTAATCACCGACATAGCTTCAGCTTCAGCGGTCAAGCCGTGCAAACCGTTCGTCGTCGAGGGTTTCGCTTTATCAAGCGCACAGGTGCCAGCGCATTACTGAGTCCTGGAATATGTTTTTTGAGCGACCGATCACTAGACGCCAGCACTTATTACGTTGAGACGCAGCCAGTTAATAAGTATTTATCTGGCTCCAACACTGAGAAAGACCTGGATTTCAACAACGGAAGTTCCGGAAACGTAAACGGAGGCGATCACATTCATAGCGCATGGCAGGGTAGGGCACAGTGGGATTCTGGAGAGCCAAGCAGAACATTCAGGCTCGCATCAGCTGCGGGCGCTCACTCGCACTCTTACAGTGTTTTCGTTACGTCGAAATTGCGCTCAATTGCGCTAGCCATGTTTGAGTCATTAGGTGATGCCGCGCTACCCGAAGGTGCAATTGTGGGATGGGAGAGTGGTTCAATTCCTGCGGGCTGGGCATTATGCGACGGCACGAACGGCACGGTTGATTTATCTGAGAGATTTATTTATCTC